ATATATAAATATATAAATATATAATGATTAAATATATAACTAAATTCCCAAAAGGTGGAAAGCATCTTAGACGCTAAGTAAGGTCTGGGTAAGACCATAATCAGCGACCATTATCGTAATCAAATCCTCATCATACACAAAGGACCCATATGTAGCACCAGGACTAAACAAAGCAAAGAGGTCGTGGAAAGCTTCCCTACCATACCTTTTATTGAATAAATCATACCAGTTGATCTCAGAACTAGACTCCACCCAATCGATAGTGTACCGTCGATCTTCCATGATTTCATTCATTATTTGAGTGTCAATTTGAACTGGTACTTGTTCCCATTTGTTAATGAGTTCTCGTATTTCAGGACAAATTGGCCAACTTTGCATTGAGTGCATATAGGTTTTGATGTAACAGGTGATTAATGATGCAGCAAGTGATTCGCATGCACCACCCCAAGCTAAGTCTTCGTAAGTAAGGCCGAACTTACGAAAATCCTTAACTCGGAACAGAGGTTTTAATATAACACCTAAAGTAGGTACTAATACCAAGTTGCCGTCTGTGATAACGAATGTTCCTCGTAGAAAAGTTTGTTTTTCAATAATCCCAGGAGCAGGTCCTGTATAAGTGAAGCCATAATACTTCATCTCATTCAGTGCTCTGAAATGTATATCATCCAAATTTGCTATGGTGAACTTATTCGTTAACATAATACATAAGCCAAGATTGATAATAGTATTACCCAACGAGGTGTCAGCTGCTCCCGATAAACGCATAATTCTCCTGAATGTGATCTTGTCGCGACCTATTTGATAGAACTTTCTGGACTTCAAATAGGTGTCGAAAACGTTATTTATTAATGTAGCGTATGCAGGCATACAATATATTATAAATTCCTTTTCGACTTCAAGAACTGTTGCAGTTTGTGCGGTGTCATATTTAGTTAAGTCTAACGACAATCCAATAGCCCATACTCCATCTCGGCACTCGAAGATGACAACGTCATCCCCGGCACACAAGAACAGTATCGTTACTGGCTTTGCGCTGCGGTTTAATTTAGACAACATGTTATTAATAGAACTAGAAGATAATCCACATCCAAGCATAAAATAGTACCTGACGTTCTTTGCGTCAAAATGCACAGACTACGGTTATTAAAGCTGGCTGTTTCATCCGGTTTCTCCAACCATTTTTCCCAGCCTTGAGCTTTCCTGTAATGCTTGTTACCGCGTTACATTCCAGCT